ATAGACTTGCGTTGAGCTATACACATCTAATATAATATTAGGATTTTTTACATCTTGCATTGCACGTAATAATACATTTAAACCTCTCCAAGGTGTGCAGTGATGTATTAGTTTTATAGGCTCACCTTTTTTATAAATCTTTCTTATCGGAAAATCTTCAACACCGTTTTTAATAACAACTGATCTATCAGTTGGGACATCAAAGAAGTATCTAAACTTTTCATAGTTCCAATGACTATTAAATACATACCAATCATATTCATTGTGTCTTGATTTATTTTTAAAAAAATCTTGTAGGTTTGGTTGATCCCAAGAATTCTTTTGCCAAAGTATATTTAATTTATTTGGGTCTAATGGAACTTTACCTGGTATGGATGTACATATTTGTACTTGATCTAGTAATTCTTTTGAAACATGCTTATGCAGCATTTCCATTTGTAGCTCAGTGGCTCCTCTAGGTTCCATAAAAATTATACTTCTATTTCGGGTCTGCTTCTATTTTTTAAATTATGTTCTACACTCTTATCTTTTCTAATCCCTAATGATAAAATTATTCTAGGAGATAATCCAATTCCTTGGTGAACTTCACCTTCGTTTATTCTTATTATGTCTCCAGCTCTTACTATGTGTTGTTTTTTATCTACAATATACATAGTGTCACCATAAAGACCATATATCAAAACATCATAAGGATCATTATGTATTGTTGAAGCTGCACCTTGTGTGAAACCAACAAATAAATCTACATCTATAGGAACACCGTAAAGATAATATTCTTTTATCATTTTTTCAATTATGTTTTTAAAATACACATTACTGTGTGTGCCTAATATTTGATAAGATGCTTGTAAGATAAATTGACTTAGATGATTACCACTAACTCTAGATTTAAAATTATGTGAAGATAATAATTCTGTTAATTGATTAAAATCAAAACGCAAATCATCAAAAGATTGCACTACTTTAGGTCGCATTATTTTTTAGTTAACGCCCCCATAGAAACTTTAGTAACTTTAATTTCAAGGTCTTGTCTAAAGTCGTCCACAGTAGTATCAGTATTGGGATCAGCAACATCGTTATCAAAATCATTTTTACTAGCATATACTTTGCCTGTTCTTTTGTGTTTAATAATTTCTTTTGCTGTGGCCGGTATTTTTGTTAAATCAGTCATAATTAAATGTAATTGATTTTTTAACTATAGTCAATATCTTTTCTTAATTAAAGTATTTATTTCAGGTAAATATATATAATTTAAATTGCTATTTTCAAACATATATTTTAAATCTCCAAGAGTTTCTACAAGAACGTCTCCCGGTAAATTTAAACTTGTATTAATAACTATTGGCACTGATGTTAATTTTTCAAAAGATTCTAGTAAATTATAATAGTGTATATTATTTTGTTTTGACACAGTCTGTATTCTTGAATGATTGTCGACAGAAATACCTGCTTTTAAAATATTAAGTTTTTTTAATTTAAAAACATACATCATATGAGGTGATTCATCTATTGGCATATCAAACCAATCTTTAGCTTTTTCTTTTAATATAGAACAAGCAAAAGGTCTAAACCATTCTCTTTTCTTTATATCATTAAGTAGTTTATGTGCATCTTTATGAATTGGGTTCATAAGTAAAGATCTGTTACCTAAACCTCTTTGACCTTGTTCACTTCTTGATTGAAAAATAGCTACAGGGTTGTCAAGTAAAATTTTACTAACATCTTCAGTATTACATTTTTTTATTGTATGTTTTAAAAATAAATCAGTATTTATTTTTTGTGGTATTCCTAAATAAACAGTATCATTTTTTATTTTGTTATTTGTAAAATAATTTACAGCTCCTAAACTAATACCAAAATCTCCATTAAAAGGATCGCAAAAAACTTTATTGTACTTTTGTAAAAGCTTTGAATTATATAAAATATTTTGTGCACACCCGCCGGTAAATAATACTTCGTCATTTATATTAAATGAATCTAATATATCATCCATATCTCTTTCAAATTGTTTTTGTATTTTATGTGGTCTCTCATCGTATAAACTCCAAGCCATTGTCTTTCCACATGCAAGAGAACTTTCAAAATTATTTTCTGTAAATTCTGCATAATTATCCCCAATAGTAGGAGCATCATTTTTTGTAAAAGTTTTAATATGTTTTAGTTTATTATTATTATACTTATAAAAACTTTCTCTTTCAAAATCATCTTCTATTTCTTTACCTTTAGAGTCTGTAACTAAAATATTTTTTATATTTGTTTTCCAAGTTAAAGAACAATAGGCATGGAATAAATGATGATGTTCTTTACCATAAAATATAATTTTTCTTTTTTCTATGTTTGGTAAAGCTTGTAAAAAATCTCTCCACAAAAGTGCTGAATTATTTTCGTTTAAAAAAGTAATTATTATAATATCTATGTTAATTTTTTTTAAAACAGATATAATTTCATAAGTTGGAAAAGTGTTGTATTTAAATCTATTATATCTATCTAATTGTGTATGAAAAATTATTTTATTATTTTGAATGTAGGTTGCACATCCCTCATGAGAAAGATGAAGTGAAAGAATATCCATAAATAAGTTTTATATTAGCCTTTACCCTGGCCTTTGTATCTTCGAGTACGCTTTTGTCTTTTCTCACTTTTGTTTAAATTTTTTTTATGTTTACGAGGACCTCTTTTTCTAGGTTGATCTCTCTCAACAAAATCTTTAAATTTCCTAGCCATTTTCCTGTGATCTATCTATCAAGGCATAGCTTACAACACCAGTAATTTCATCTGCTGTATCTGCCTGAATTTTTAAAACATCATTCGCTTCTAAAGCAAGAGAATCACTTATCATATTTGCAAAACTTTTATTTAATTGTGCATGACTTATTTCAACATTTGATCCTCCAGATTTTTGTAAGAATACATCTACATCAACATTACTTGCATCTTGATGACTAGCTTGAAAATTTTTAACTATAATTGTTGCATCTGCTGGACACGTCAAAACAGTTGTAACGTTAGTTGTTGTTAAATCGTATGTATCGCTTTTGTATCTAATTGTCATGACATAAAAAAGTTAAATGTATCTTGTTCATTTTTTATTTCTTGTTGATAAGAAGTGTTTAACTTATCTTGCATCGTTCGTAAAGACTGTGTTACCTGTCTTTGGTTTTCTTCAGTATATACTGGTGTTGGTTCTGGTATTACTATATCTACTTTAGCCATTATCTCATTCCATCAGGTTGAATATCAGCTCTAAAGGTACCATATCTCCAATTTTCATCGGTTGAAGTATTAGCTATTTTTACACTAGCTGCTCTGCCTCTTGCTCTTGTGTCTACTTTATCTGTTGAACCTGTAACTGTAAAAGGACCGAGAGGCGAGGATGTTGAAGCATTATTAGAATAATTTCTTAAATTTATAGTAACCTCTGCGTTACCTGTAAGTAATTTAAAATCAGGAACAAATCTTCTCATACTCATAAATACTTCACCATCCCCTAAATTAAAATCACCCGATTCTATGAAAGCAGGTATAGCTGTTTTGTTACCTGCAGCATCTACTTGGTTGTTACCTGTTTCATGAGCGTAGTAAACAGTTGATCCATTTATGTTAGTTACTCCTTGAATTATTGGAAAAGAAGGAAGGCCTGTCGAATTAAATTCTGTAGCATAAGGTACATCGTATAAATTAGCATCTACCCAAGTAGTTCTTGCAAGAGATCCTGTTGTCCAAGAACCTTCTTGATAATTAAAGGTCACACATCTATCTACAAAATCAGCTCCACTCTTAGGATAGAACCAAGTTATCTCTTCATACAAATGATTTAAACCTACAAAAACAGATTCACCATTTTGATAATTAATTCCAAGGTTATCTCCTTTATTTGTAAATACAAAATCTTCTACTGAACAAGGTAATGATTTAACTGTACCATCGTAAACAAAAAAACCACCAGACTCACCCATCCAATAAACAGCACCATTAACATATTTAATTGAGTGTTGTCCTATTGCTCCACAGTTTGATCCTACTTGTCTAATCGAGAAAGTAAAAGGGGGTCCTACAAATTGAATTACGTAAGCAGAGTTATCTGTTAAAACTAAAGTATAATCTTTTCCTTTTACAGCTCCAACAATCTTTGTTCCTGAATCAAGTCTAAAAGTACCTGCAGTATTAACTGAGGTTGGTGCATATTCACTAATATTTTCTTGATCAGAAAATCTAATAAACATTTTATCTTGTGTTGCCGGAGAACCTATAGTTGTTTCAGTTCCAAACATTAATAAATGTCTATCTCTATCTGATACTAAAGACATAACCGATGCAGTTGGTGCATTAGCTACTACTGTTGCTCTAGTGTTTAAAGCATTTGAGTTTGCAGTAATTGGATCCCATTCAAATGTTTCACCATTTTTAACCGTTGCGATTAGTTTTTGTCCAAAGTTATCTAAAGACCAAGATGCAGGATCTATCGTTAAAGTTTGTGATAATGATGCATCTCCCCATCCAGTAAATATTTCAATACCTGAACCATCTGCATGTGCAGATCTAGTTCCTGCAACATCTCTTGTAATACCTGTTAAGTCGTTAGAGGATATACCAGTGTAAGATATAAATTCTAACCCAACTTTTATTGTTCCAGTAGCTGGTAGTCCTGAAGTTGAAAATAAAGTAATTGATGTACCTACACCGCCTGTACCATTACTATCATCTAATAATGCACCATTAAGAGTTCCAAATACTTGTTGTCCTCCTCCCCACAACCCTGTTCCAAAACCAAAGCCATAAGTAAAACCTAAAGAACCTGGTTTGACATAGGGGTTAACAGTGGCTGAACCACTTGCACTAACTGTAGTTGATGCTGCAGTAGCCATTGTTATTGTAAAGCTATCACTGTCTGGAACAGTGATTACCTGAAAAGTATTTGTCGTAAAATCTGTGTCTACGTATCCAGCTCCAACTGGAGGTGTAACTGATGTAAAAGTAAATAGGTCACCTGGCTCTAATGCATGAGCAGGTTTATTAACAGTAACCGTTGCTGAAGTGTCTGTTGTATCAAATGTACAACTCGTCAAAGCTGTCCCTAATGGAGTGATATCAAAAAAAGAACCTTCATAATATATAGCTAGAAGTTTGTTAGTGCCTACGGCAGCATACTTTCTTCCATCTAAATCAGCCCATACAAACTGATCTCTTGCTGCACCTACTAAAGTTTGATTAATTATTTCTTGCCAACCACCTATTTTTTCAGGTAGACCGTATCGAAACCTAACAAAATCGCCATCAGTCCACTGACCTTCTGCGCCTGTTGCGGTTACCTGTTTATTAAATCCTGGTGCTATTTGTACGTTTGTTAAAGGCATGGCATATTATACCATAACCTTATTTATTTTTAAAGGATATGTAAAGCATACATATATAATCCTTATCTGATTGTCTTTTTTGAATTATTGAAGTTGGGTAATCTATTATAATCGCTTGATTTTGTTTTGTTTCTATTTTTTGAATAGAACTTACTATACTGTAACTTTCGGAACTATCTAAACAATAGATTAAAGTTTTTTCTTTTAAGTTTTTTACTAATGCGTTTTCTTTTCCTGTTTTAGGAATCAAAAATAAACTAGAATATTGTATAGGATTATCAATTATTTTTGTAAAAGGTTGTACTAAGTCAACCTGAGAA